GTGTCCTACTTGTCGTCTTCTGGCTGGCGCTCTTCCAGTTTCCGCGCCGCCTTGCGAGCCTGAGCAGCTTTCCTTGCCCGCCGCACCTTAGTCGCACCGTCCCGATTGCGCCGATAGGTTTTACTCACTGCATTTTCCTCCTATACTCTCAACATATGCCAGCGCCTTGTCAATTGCGCCGACCCCGATCTTTGCGTGAAAGATTCTCGATCTCCCCGATTCGCGCCCAGCGATGTCAGATCCCCATTTCTCGATCCATGGTGCACGTTCCCCGACCTCTTCCCCCTCGAACACTGCAACATATGACGTCGCGGTATTTTTCCGGATGCCTTTTCCCCATGATACCCTAGCCGTACCTCCCCCTGGCAGGTCAAACACGCCATGTATGTTAGGGCAATGGACCAGGCCAATTTTCCTCGGCTCGCGGGACAAAAGTCCCTCATCTCTGGCATGGGTCTCACAGAGAAGATGATCGGTTCCTCGTGCATCTTCCCAATGATAGATCTTCCCGTCTGGATCGATCTCGTTGCTACAACCGAACGGATGCGAACAAAGTAATCTCGTGTTCACTGTATCCTCCTGTTTTGTGTGTCCCCACTACTCCATGTCGCCCAAAACACCACTGACAGTACAACAATTACAATGATCCCTAGTGCTGACACCATGCCATCCTCTTTTCTGCTAGTCTATCATTTTACCGCCATGTGCGCCGACCGGGAATCGAACCCGAGATTATAAGGTGCCAACCCAGCGCCCGGCCAGTTTTTCACGGAAAACTGGCAAACCGTTTTACCCGTTTTGATCAATCTCCCCCTATTCCTCCCAATCCTTGTACAATGCGTGACAACTTTCATAATACTTTCCTTGCACAAAGCCGCAACCATCTTCCCATACTGCTACAGAAGAGAATTGGGCAAGGTCGGGGAACAAGTTGATATCCTCCCCCGAGATTGCAAAGACCGATACGACCAAGCCGCACTCTAGAGTTAGACGATCTGCTTCTTCCCCCCCTAGCGCGAGATCCCAAAAGTACACAGTAGGCAACCATTCGCCCTCAAACTTGCCTGGGCTCTGAACAATGTCATACTTGTCCAGATCATATCGTACCTTTAGCTCTGCTAGCTCTTGCGCATTCATGACATTCTCCTTTTTTGGCATGCATCGTATTGTACCCGCCATAGTGTACAACTTTGTCCCTCCCCCTCCAAGTTGTACACCATAGCAGACACACTACACTACACGAAAAACAGTTTCCCGTTTACCTCCAGACTAACAGCGGCTTGTTTCCCCTCGGCCTTGATCTTTTCGCATAATTCTACCACGCTATTGATCAAGACATCACTGAGCTCGCTCGTGAAGGCGTGAACTATGGTTACTTGTTCACGGATCAACGCGCCGCTGTCATTGATCCATGCGCCCTCCGCAACGTTGGCGGTCGCTCCGCCGAACAAGGCTGACAATTGCGTGAGTGCATCCGTCACGAAACTTTGCGCGTTGGGTAGCAATTCCCCAACACTGTCGCGAGTAGGACAATATACCGCCACACGTTCGCCCAGGCCGTTTTCTAACATGTTTCCTCCAGTTGTGCATAATTTCCCCTAGTCCGTCTATGCTACAGTCCGTATCCTACTGCTACGCCAAGCGGTTTTACCCAACCGGCCTTGATCCATGACTGAATAGACAAGATCGTCCAGTCTTCACTGGACAAGCGCTTCCCGTGACAAGCGCGATGCAACCTTGCCCATTCTCTTCCCGTCCCCTTGTCATGGATACTTTCCACAATGAAGGTGAAACCTTGTCTAACCGACAAAACCAAACCGACAGAGACCTTGATCTTGACATCTTCCCGTGCCATGACTATCCTCCATGTTGTACATAATGGTGCGGATTATATACCTACGATACTTTACGATATCCCCCTATGTATCATAAAGCATCGTAGGGATACAATCTTTCATATCCCTATACTTGTCTAGAACGTGTGATGACTGCCATTCGCAAGGGAATTTCTCACCGTACCAACGAGTAACGCAACGAGTAGAAAACCGACGACGATAACTATTGCTGTAGTTTCTGGATCTAGTCCAAACATCGATATTCTCCTTTGTGTATCATAAAGTATCATTAGTATCATATGTTCTGGAAACTGGACACAATGCAACTGATTATGTCCAGTGTTCAGAACACATAATGGCATCATGAACATTATGTAACATATAGGGTAAAACTATGCCATGCGTGGTTCGGTTCGTGGTTCGGTTCGTGGTATAGATTTGGTGCGCGGTATACTCGGGGCCCAGTTTCTTTTCACGTGTACACATGTTCATGTTATGTGTCCCCAGGAAAAGCCGTTTTCGCAACCCAAGCTTTCGAAAATTTGCGTTACACCCACATGCATCCCCTATAGCAAACGGTCTCACGCAACCTAGAAAATGAGTTTTCCCGAAGGTTGCAGCCTTGCACCATGTAGACATAACCATAATTCACTCGTTGGCGTGCGCATCGCGCTTCCCTGATATATACTTTGCGACTTGACGGATGCTTTCGCGTTTTGGCCGTGAGCAGCTAACTATGGCTGCTTTCGCGTGTTTCCCGGCTCCGTCTATCTGATTTGTCAAGGCCGCTTGGCTTTGCGCTTCTCTCTGTGCTGGTGTTGCGTGTACATCATACCATGTCTAGTGAACACTTGCAATACTGTATCCGTCTACCTATTGACCAATTGTCATTATGCCATGTATCGATCATATCACTGTGTATCATGCAAGCATTGTAAACTGGCATCACGAGTTTAGGTCAATTCTACTAGAACACTTGTTCTAAAAAACAGTTGAGATTGATCGAGAATGAGAAACCACGAAAAAACGTATTATCGTTTGGCAATTGCCAAGTATACTATTGTCCAGAACTGACATTCTACCACGGAGGTATTCTACCACGGAGGTATTCTACAACTGCACAACTGGCAAGGTCAACAAAAACGGTAAAAGGTAAAAAAGGGCTCCTGCGGATAGAAAAAAGGCGAAAAAAGGCCGCTTCCCATGGTGTATATATAGACTATCGAGATTGCGCAATTCCTAGCACGTCAAGGTGAAAAAACCGAACACGTGTTCTACAGTCTTGCACATTTCATGTTGCGCCATACCCGCCTTTATGATATAATACTACTTACTATGGTACAAAAATCTCTAGCGCCCTTAGAAGGGCATGATGATACAATACGTAACATAATGGGCAGCGCTGACGATCCTATCCTATATCGATTATTATCTACGATGTCTATCAATCAGCTTCGGTTCATTGCACAACGGTTAACCACGAAGAGCAATAAGGACGCTGCTTTGGCAATAGGTATGGAGGCTAGATCGTGGTCGAACTGGAGTAATATGGATGATATCAACAAAGCTATAATGCTGTTACAGACAAACCAGATATTTCTAGCACAGTATATGTTACAGCAGCAGGGCGCAAGCATACTTAGTGCTATGATAGACATGTTTTATGATACAGAGGATATCAGTTTGCGTCTTAAGATCGGACGCGATCTCCTAAACCGTCTTGGCATGGTACCACCCACACGCAAGGAGTCAGTGAGCTTTACGAAACAGATCATAGAACATCGACACCCTTCAGAACTCACCGATGCGCAGCTGCACAGCATAGCTAACACTGTAGTGGATGGTGATTTCGAGGATACCGACAGTGTCTGATGATACATAGCATGTGGGCCAGGGCCATGTCTATGTCTGACAATGTTTGTTGTCAGACATAGAGATGGTGTATATGTATGATACATAGCGCACATAGTGTATATGCAGTATGTATGATAATGTATGATGATACTTAGCGGTCATGTATATGTATGATACACAACGAACTGTATGGCGGTTAACGAACATAGACACGTTCTTCGATACTTTGCGGTTGTATCATAATGATGCTTTATGGTGTTCTTCGATGCTCTTCGATACATAGGGCAGGGGGAGGGGGCATAAGGTTCATTGCCGCTGGCCGCGTTGCTGCGGCTAAGAGGACGCGCCTCAAAATCTCACAACTTTTTCACGATCCAGGAGTGGCTACTTGATACACAGCCTATCTCTTCCCATCATATCATATCACAGGAATCTTTAATGATCGACGCATCTATAGCTGCACATGAGCTTTTATCCCGCCGTAAAGCTCGCCGCAATCTAATTGACTTCATTTCCTACACTCTTCCGAGATATATTGTCGAGCCATTCCACCTGGACCTCGCTGCTCATCTTGACAAGGTAAGTACCGGCGAGTTAAAGAATGTAATGGTCTTTGCACCTCCTCAACACGGCAAAAGTCAACAGGTAAGCAGGCATTTTCCGGCCTATTGTCTTGGTAAGTACCCCGAAGAACCTATTATCATGACGAGCTATGCAAGCAGTTTAGCTCACTCGATGAGCAGGGATGCGAGAAATGTCGTAGAGAGTGAATCGTACAGGGCAATATTTGATGTCGAGACAGATCAAAGCTCCCGTGCGGTAGACCACTGGAGGATAGGTGGACATAGGGGGAGTTTAATTGCCGCTGGTGTGGGTGGACCAATTACCGGACATGGGGCTATGCTGGGGATTATTGATGACCCTATTGAGAATTACGAGCAGGCCCAGAGTGATGTGTACAGAGAGAAGTTGTGGAATTGGTACCAGAGCACTTTTTATTCGAGGATCTGGGAAGGCGGAAGGATTGTAATTGTCAATACTCGCTGGCATGAAGATGATTTATGTGGGAGATTATTACAGGATCAGCCCGGCAAGTGGTTGGTACTGAGGTATCCTGCACTGGCAGAGACACAGGAAGAGAGAGATGAGGCAAATTCCCTACTGGGAATGGAAGAGGGATTGCCGGACGCACTGGGGAGAGAGGAGGGGGAGCCTCTATGTCCGAAAAGGTTCTCGAAGGAAAAGCTGGAGGAGGTTAAGGCGACAGTTGTTCCCGGCGTGTGGTATGCACTGTATCAGGGAAGCCCGAGGGCAAGGGCCGGAAATCGGTTCCAGAGAGAGTGGTTCCAGAATAATATCGTGAGCGAACTGCCGACGAGATTTGATGTGCTTGTCCGCTACTGGGATAAAGCAAGCTCGGTAGGGAAAAGGGCTAGCTGGACCTGCGGTTTGCTAATGGGGAGAAGCCACGGGGCATATTATGTGATCGATGTAAAGAGGGGAAGATGGACACCTTCGCAGCGTGAAATGATCATCAAAAATACTGCGATCACTGATAAGGAGAGATTTGGATATACCAAGATTTTCATCGAGCAGGAACCGGGTTCTGGTGGAAAGGATAGTGTCATATCTACAGTAAAGAATCTTGCTGGGTTTACCGCCCAGGCGGATAAGGTGACTGGAAGCAAGGAGACGAGAAGTGAACCTTATGAAGCACAATGCAGAGCAGAGAATGTTAAAATCTATCGCGCTCACTGGAACTGGGAATATCTCGAAGAATTGGCGGCATATCCGACAGGAAGGAATATGGACCAAGTTGACGCTAGCTCGGGTGCGTTTAACAAGTTGGCTTCTGCCGGTATATTCTTTGCATAATTTAACAATTAAGTGTATACTTGTGTGATAGTTCAAATGTGTTTGGGCGTGTGTATATGTATGTGTATGTGTATATGTATATGTATATGTATCTGTACTTTTAAGGTAGATTGGTGTATAATATGAAAAGGAAACCATTTCTCGAATTCGTAGGCCATATTCCGTATCTCGTGGGATATTCGGCTGGCAAGGTTGTATCTGCTGTCCGATTTTGCTCATTTGCTATTCGGGCCGGATACCTGGATGCAATTAAAAACGAAAACTGGTGATTTCTTAACAAACAATCCTGTCATTTAGTCTCTTATAGGGAAAGATCTTATAAGAGGTTAAATGACAAGAATTTCATAAAGGAACATGACGGGCGGATCCATAACGACAGGCGTGGATTCGACAGGAGACAATATGGCAGATAGAGTGACTGTCCTAGACAAAATCAGTGCAATAAAAAGAATGACCTCTCAATCGCATGGCGGATCGATCCTTCGCAAGCAAGCTCCGTTCGTTTGGCCCGACTTCCGCCAGGGGGCTCCACAGTGGCACCTTATCAATTATGAGGCTTATGCTACAGAGGGCTTTTCTGTCAACCAGCTTGTTTATGCAACAATTATGTACAAGGTGCGATCCCTCTATCAGCTTCCGCTTATGGCATACTCAGGGAATTCGCAACATCCAGATCCACTTCCGAAAGAGAATCCGCTATCGCAACTATGCAGCAGGCCAAATCCTCACCAGTCATTCATCGAATTTCAGGGACTATGCACTGTCTATCTCAATCTGAGTGGTAACTGTTACATCGTTCTCATTCGCGACGACGATGGTAAAGTTGTGCGTATGTATCCCTTGCGCCCAGATCGTGTTTACATCGTTCCGCTGAAAAATACGAAGCGCGACGAGGATGACAGGCTGATAGGGTTTGTGTATGTTAAAGAAGGAAGAACAGCCTGGCTGGGAATGAGCAATGCTGCCCGGGAAGAAGCTCTTCGGAAGGGCGATGCCATACCTATCATCATGGAAGATATGATTCACGTAAAGCTTCCCAACCCAATAGATCCACTCGAAGGGCTAGGCTATGGTCTTTCTCCTCTTTCTCCCGGTGCTCACCCGATTGACATCGATAACAAGGTAACTGAATTTATCAAGTTGTTCTTCGACCAAGGAACAATGTTCCAAGGATTGCTTTCATTTGATGCACCGCTGGATCCAAATGACATTCCTGCAATTCGCGAGCGATGGAGCGAAATTTACGGTGGATATGAGAACTGGGCCGAAATTGGCATTCTCGACCAGGGTGGCAAGTACAGTCGTATTACGCCGACATTCCAGGAAATGGGATTCGAGTCCATTGATGGCCGGAATGAAACTCGCGGCGTTATGCCGTTCGGCGTTCCGCCAATTCTCATTGGGGCCAGGGTTGGCCTGGACAGAAGTACCTATTGTCTCCCTGCAACTGCTAGGGTTAGCACGCCATCTGGCCCACTCTTTATCAGGGATATTGTCCCAGGAGATACAGTATGGAGTATTTCTAGCGGAGTATTAGAACCGGCAAATGTAACATGGTCCGGATTCGTCGGAACTAAGCTCTTATATGAAATCAGGACAAAAAACAGAACGCTCTTGGCAACTGGGAATCACCCACTTTTGGTTCGTGTTCCAGGGAATAGCGATGGACCGAATGATAATAGGCATGCATCTACTGAGTGGAAACGGGTTGATGCAATTCAGTCTGGAGATTACATCGTAGAGCCAAGAGATTATCCGGACGGAGATAGATTAGAGTCCCCAGATGGAACTATGTTGACTGAGGATATGCTCCAGTTTCTCGGTGCGGTTATTGGCGATGGTACAGTGGATGTAAGCCACGGAAAGATTCGTATGGCTATCCCGCCAAACGATAGAGTCGCTGATAAGTATAGATCCTTGGCGATGTCCCTTTTTGTCAAGGTTAATGGCAGTCCGATAGTTATCACAAACCGAGAACGATCCTTCTTATTCTCTTCTGCGAATGAGGCGCGGAGGCTGGATGATTGGGGCTTCGGGGGAAGAGCACATACAAAGCGAATCCCTGGCTGGATCTATGAATTGCCACGGAACATGAAACTTTCCTTCCTTGCTGGACTAATCGATACAGATGGACACATTGATAGTCGCGGCGTTATGGCGATAGGGTTTACGTCCAGAGATCTCGTTCTCGACGTAAAAGATCTCTTTATCTCAGTTGGGATGCAGGTTAGCAATGTATACAAATACGTTCGCGGCCCAGAAGTTCTTCCAGGCCCAGGGATACAGGATGAGTACACTTTCTATGAGATTGTTGTTTCGTCTGCCAAGATGCTATCTGAAATTCCCTTTGCAGATTTCCTGTATAGAGAAAGAGTAAATGATAATCTTGATCGATTCAAGAGATGCGGAAAAGATGCTCAAAGGGCTGGCCTTTCTGAAGATCTCGGATTCTATAAGGTTGTTTCTATCGAGACAAAGAACGTAGAGGAAGTCTATGATATTACCGTAGAGGATAATCACTGCTTTATTGCAGATGGCATTGTCGTTCACAACTCGAATTATGAACAGGCTCGCGAAGCCTGTTGGTCGGACACTCTCGTTCCTGAAAGCAAGCTCTTCGAGGTCGAGTATCAACATGTTCTTGACAGTGAAGGTGAATTTGTTGCTTATGACTACTGGTCGATTCCATCTCTCCGCAAGGCTATTCCCGAACTCGCCCGCGCCTGGGCCAATTTGGTTGCCAGTGGCGTACCGAAGAACTTTGCCACGACAGTTGTCAAATTGCCCATCCCGCCGATAGCAGATGGCGACGTGATATATATGCCAAATCAGCTTATCCCGGTTGACGACGAAGGTAATCCATCTCGTATCTATCCAGGGGTACAAATGCTAGAGGGTGGACAACCTCAGCCTGGACAAGAGGAAGCGGGAGGTGAAGGAGAAGAAGGGGGGGAAGGCGGAGATGGAAAAGAAGGAGATAAAGAGGGAGATTTTCAGCCTTTTTCTTCCCCTGATCGTCTCTGGTCAGAAGTCCGAGCCCAGTTTGTCCATCGCCTAGACACGGAAGGAATATAGACAGATGTCTAATGTTCTTGGCATTCCCATTCCGGAAGATTTCAAGGACGCTATCGGCATGGCCGCCGATAATCTTGCTTCCTCCTGGGAAACACGAATTGGACAGGTAGCCACAGAACAGCTTACAGAAGATATGCTTATGCTTGCTCTGACTGGTAATCTTTTTACCATCGATCAATGGTGGATAGACAATGAAGAGGATATTAAGGATCGCTGGAATCGCGCCTTCGTTCCTATTCTCATCATGCTAGCTATGGCACAAGGGGCTGCACTCTGTGCGTCTCTCGGCATCACAATTACTCTTTCATACATCTATACTGATGCCTGGGCAACTGGTATGATCTCGGAGATGAATGACTTTATCTATGCCACAACCGCAGATAACCTTCGCGTTCTTATCGAGCAGGCTAATGATGAAGGCTGGGATCTCCGCACTCTTCGGGATCGCATCCTTCTCATCTATGAACAATGGATTAACGGGAACCTGGATGTAGAAGAAGATTTCGGGTGGTTCAATCGGCGGGCACCTGTTCAGCGGACCACTCTCATTTCAGAAACAGAGTCTATTCTCACTGTCGGTATGGCTGCATTGGCTTTGTATCTTGCGCTCGGTATAGAACTTACTCAGTGGTGGAGTATACCAGATGAAAGGCGGTGTCCCTGGTGCGGGGAGTTACATGGTACAATCATTTCTACAGGTGAGCCATGGCTCAGTGCGGGGGATGTTTTGGATGTTAGCGGTGCCGCATTGATAATCAGCCGCACCGTCCTTTCCCCTCCTTTACATTGCTCCTGTCGCTGTTTCATTGCCCCTTACTTTGGATAAGAAGATGATTTTGAATGGATTCTTTAATTAGAGAGGTTATGTAATGTTAGTAAGAAATGAACGGAGTAGATTAAAAGCAATTTGTGTTGGTGGAAACTGGCACGTTCGTGCCCCAGATGGCAAGTTGATCAATCTCAACAATCAAGAGGGAGCAGATCTTGTTCTCGGCCTGTGGGAATATATCGACACGCTAGAACACCGAGAGATAAAGAAAAAAAGGCGGCGGACCAAAGGGACTACAATTGAGATAGATGCAGCGGAGGCAATGGGAGGAAGAGAATAATGAGTGAGGATTATGCTGAAAATCCTGCCGGGAATCCTACTGAATATCCTACTGAATATCCTACTGAATATCCAGTTGATATCTCAAAGTCTGGGATCAAGGCCATTCGACGCCTTCAAGCTCTCGCGGCTAATTGTCTTCATATCTTTGCCCTACTCAAGATTGCAAATCAGTGGTTTCTGTTCTGTATAACAGGGAAGGGCATAAAAATGGAGAGACTATCGTAGATATTGTATAAATATCGGACTTGCGCATTGTTTGGTAGTATGATATAATAATTGCGGCCTGGAAGTGCCGAAAGGCAGATCGCGGCGATAGAGAGTAAGAGAGAGGAATCTTTCTTGCCTTCCCTATCGCCGCGATTGTATTCAGGCGAGGAGAGAGAGTATGGAGCATAAATCATTCCCATCATTGGGATTAAAGGTGATTGATGAGGCTCAGGGTATTGTCGAGCACGTTATCACCGTTTTTGGCATCATCGATTACGGTAAGGACATCTCTCACCCTGGATCATTCAAGAAAACTCTTGCAGAGCGTGGCACAAAGGTACTCGTGCTCGATCAGCATCGTACTGACTCGGTAAATGCAGTTCTGGCTAAGCCGCTGGAGATTCGCGAGGTTTCTCGAAAAGAGCTACCACAAGAAATTCTAGACGAGTATCCAGAAGCTACGGGTGGAGTTATCGCAGTAACAAAGTTCCTTATCAATACACCGGAAGGCTTTGGCGCATTTATCAGAATTAAAGAGGATGCAGTCCGGGAATGGAGCTATGGATATGACTCGCTGGATGTTGATTTCTCTCGCGAGAAGCAGGGAGATGAGGAGGTTCGTGTTCGCAATCTTCGCACAATCAAGCTCTACGAGTATTCTCCGGTCTTGTGGGGAATGAATCCAGCGACTGGAGTTATCAGCGCTAAGGAGTTGGGCATGGAAATAAAGCCGTATGACGTCTTCGAAGAAGATGGAGAATACTGTGTGTATAAAGTCGATGAGGATGGCAAGAAAGTAGGTGATGAACTAGGATGTCATCCTACTATAGGCGAGGCAGAAGATCAAATTACCGCCATTAACATAAGTGAAGATGAGAAAGAGAAGGGAAATGGAGACGAGGAAGACAAAGCGGGAGAGGCAGGAGAAGCAGGAGAAACAGGAGAAGAAACTACGGATTCTGAGGAAGGGACAGAGAAAGAAGAGGATCTCGAAGAGAAGGAAGATCGAGAAGGAGAATCTGAAAGCGAACAGAAAGCGGAAGTGGAGGGGGATGAGGAGAAAGAAAGCGAGGAAGAGAAAGAGAGCGATGAGGAAAAGAGCGATGAGGAAAAGGAAATAGAGGCACGGGCCAGAGACCCAAAGGCATATTACGAGGCAAAGGCTCAATCGCTGTACGATCTCATCAAATCAATTAGAAATGCGTTCCATGACCAATTTGGGTACAAAGAGCCAATGTCGGATATCTGGTACTGGGTATACGACATTTACGAAGATTACATTATCTTAGAGGTAGATGCAGCCCAGGACATATATTTCTACGAGATTGCATACACTATCTCCGGCAAGGAAGAAGATCAGGTAGTCGAATTTGTCGAAAAGGAAGAATGGGTCAGGGGCACATTCAAGTTTGTTCCAGATGAGGAGGAGAAGAGTGACAACGATACTATCTTCTCTATGATGATTTCTATCCCTGCGGGCAGGGAAGAAAAAGTGCTTTCTGTACTCAAGGGAACAAATGTATTCAATATCTTCACAGAAAATGGCAACAATGGCAACAATGGCAACAATG